ACCCCAGTTTTCTACTATTGATATTCCTTCATTAGCCACAAAAAAATAAACTACTAGATTTCTAATAGCTCCTGTATCTCCAATTATTCCATCTAACAAAAAAGATAGAGCTACTACTATTAAATACCCTACCTTTTTTATGATTCCTTTAGCACCTATCAAGCTATTTAATTTTTTATTAATTATTGCCTTACAAATTCCTGTTGCATAATCTAATACCATTAAAATTAATAATGTTTTCATTGCTGTATCTAAACCTCCTAAATAATACACTATTGTTGTTAATAATGTACTTGTAATATAATTTATTATTATTTTCATATTTCCTCCTTATTTTTATTCTTATATTCCTTTTCTAATTCTCTTATTTTTTTTCTATATTCTTCTCTGGCTTCTCTAATTGGTTTATACTCTTCTTCTGTATACCATCCTTCACTATATTTAATAGCTTGAAAATCTGAATCAGCCAATTTTTGTTTATATGTTCTAACAGCACTTATATATTCGTATTCTTCTATGCTTAAATAATGCATTAAAATCCCCTGTTTTTGTTCTTCTGTATATTTTTCCATTAAGTTATCGCCTCCACTGTAAAACTTGATCCTGTACCTTCATCTCCAAGTAATGTAAAATTAAGTGATTGTCCTGTAGCAATTCTGACATCCAGAACATCTCCTTCTACCACATCAATTAATGTTGGTGGAATAGAAAAAGTAATAACCATCCCTGAAAGATGATGAGCTTGGGTACACCATGCCACTTGATTTCCATTTTTATGTATAGTTACATCTACTTCTCCACTAACTACTGTTCCTTGATAAAGACAAACCTGACACGATACCATAACCCTACTACAATTTGCTCCTATAACTATCGTATTACCACTTCTAGAAAGTTGGGAATGATAATTTAATCTTACATATGTAGTGTTAAATGGTATTACATATTTAGTCCATGCTGTTGATAATTTTAATGTTGGTCTATCTACACGACCTGTTCTAATTACACTTCTGCCCAATTGCATTATCCTATTGTTATAGTACAAGTTTCCTCTATATCCTCTTAAATTTTCAAATCCTCCTGTTGTAGTTAAATCTCCATTTTGTTTAGGAAAATTTATACCTTCTACTCCAGAACATTCATCTGCAAAGAATATACAATTTGCTTTTACTATATCTGAATTATTTGCATCTATTGCGCCACCGGTTCCAAAGTATTTATTCTGTGGCAATGTTATTTTTCCATCTGCATCCACTGTTACTTTTCCGTTTAATAAATTAAGACCTGTAGTATTTGTATAACCTAAAAACAATAATTTCCCTGTAGCATTTACACTAATATTATTATTCGTATGATCTATTACTACTGGCATATTATTTTCATTGTAAATTCCACTGTTTCCATCAAATCCATTTTTCATAAGTAGTTTCTTTTTTAGCACTAATTCGCCAAATACTTCTAACGCTTTTTCTTTAGAAGGGAAACCATTTATTCCAACTGAATTTAAAACCGTATCAATAAATAATGGGAATACTCCTTTTTCTAATACATGTTCCTTATTATAAGTTGTTCCAAAAGCATCTGTTACTACTACATTAAATATATAGGCATTATTCTTATCCAATGATAACGTATTCTTTACATTATCATTAATTGTTGCATATGAATTATAACTACCTCCTGATACTTTATATCTATATTTTATTGTCATTGTGTTTTTACTATTTACACTTGATATTGAACCATCTACAGTTAGATAGGTTTCATCTTCATAGTTATTTAATCTTTTTAATGTCACTATTGCTGATGGTGCTTTATGGGCTAACATTGTTATAGTTTTTGTTGCTTTAGCTGTTAATCCACGACTATCAGTTACTGTCATTGTAAGTGTTAAATTACTCGCACTATTCACTTTTCCAAAATCAACCGTACCTCCTGCACTTGTATTTGTTTTGGTTACACCGTTTAATACAAATGTGTAGTTTGATATACTCGCACTATTTTTTGCTGTTGCTTTTGTATATGTAACCTTTAAATTGGATTGATTTTGTACTATGTGTTGATTATTTCCTGTTATTCCTGTCACTGTTGTATTGGTATCTTCATAACTTATTGAACCAACAGTAGGTGTACATACACTTGAATTAATAGTATATGTTCCTCCTGTAGTTGTTTTTACAATTGAACCATAATTTACTTTTACTTTATATGTTCCACTTTGAGAATTTGGAATACTCTTATACCAAAATGGAGCCCAATCTGAATTTCTAAATCCACTAACACTCGTTCCTGTATAGCTTCCTGTAGTTTGACTCGAGCCATCTGCTCCTTCCATAGTAACAGTAATGCTTCTTTTTAAAGGATTATATAGTTTTATTGATAATGTATCTCCAATAGTAAAGTTTGGGGCTTCTGTACAATGCGGATAATTATATGTGGTTTGACTTACTGCTCCTGAATCTGTTGTTAGCTGGCTGTCTTTTCTTCTTAATCTCAGTTTAAATTTATATGTTGTATTTGCTGATAAACCACTGACTACTCCACTATTAGGCAAATTACTCCAGCTACTTCCATTATCCTTAGAATACCAAGCCCAGTCGCAAGTAGCATCTGAATCATATGCATATTGTACACTTGTTTCATCTCTTTTACTTACTGTAAAACTTGTTATATTAACATATCTTGGTATAGTAGTTAAATTCATTGAACCACTTGCACTAGCATTTCCTGGTGTATAGTTAGCTGTTGAACTTTGTGAATAACTAAATGAAAAACTTATTGATTTTGTTCCATCACTATTATGTGGTATTGTTGTTGTACCTTCAGCCCATATTGTATACCCACTTCCTCCGAAGCTTCTTTGGGCATATTGTTCATATACTGTTGTTCCATTTATTACTATTTTTATTGTTGAACCTATAGTATAAAAATCCCATCCGTTTTGGATGGCTTCTATATTAAAACTCCATGCTACTGTTGATGTATTATTCGCTGTATCTGTACTTGTTTCATTAACATGAAAATTAAAAAGATGGTGTCCATTTGCACCATTCGCTGAAATATGTGCCATTTAACACCTCCTACTGTGAAATAGCAACAAAGCCTATGCCTGTATTGCTATTGGTTGCAACAGGAACTAACTGTATCATTCCTGCAAATTTTGCCACATTTTCTATTTCTGCATTTACCATATGGAATGTATTTCCGTCTGCCCAGTATACTTTATTATTATTTTTATCGTAGCCTGCGAATCCTACTTCTGCATTTAGTTTTACATAATCTCCGTTAGTGGCATATACAATTAATCCTGTTCTATCCATTTGTGCTACTAAATTATTATTATTATCATACAATTCAAAAGTTCCACTTGAATTATTGACACCACCTAATTTTAAAGTACCACCTTTTATTAATGATGCTGTTAAATTAATCACATTAATAGCTTGCATATTTAAAGTTCCATCAATTGTCCAGGCGCTATTAAATGTTCCATTTATACCTGTAGAACTAAATCCTATTCCTGCACTATTTATCTTTAAACAATATACTGCTTCTTCTTTTGGTAATCTATCTACTATTAATATTTCATTTCCTGTTTTATTGATAACATAACTATTCCCTAAAATAGAATCAAATCTCTCTGTAGCTTCTTCTAACTCTTTTTGTAATAATACTTTATTTTCTTTTGCTATACTTTCTACATCTTTTTTTGCTGTATCTGTTATTTCTTGTTTTAAATTTTTTATTGTTTTTTTAAAATTTCCAAATTCGATTTTGATATATTTCTTCTTTATTGCATCATAAACAATTCCTATTACATTGGTTTGTATATTTACTTTACATTTAGGATGTTTCACATAAATAACATCTCCAACATCTGAAATATCATCTATTTTGGCTTCTACTGAATAATTTACTTTTGGCAACTTGTTTTCAAATAAATATTTATTTGCTTGATTCATTAGCCATTCCTTTGTTGTAGCTATATATTCTTCTTCTGTTGCATAATCTTCTTTATTTAATGTATTTTCAAATTTAACAACTTTTGTATATGGAATATCATATAGTTTTTCTTCTAATGCTACATATGGTTCTTCTAACAAAATTGCTACTTCTCCATCTGTTGTATAGGGCAGTATTTTTGTGCATACATTATCCCAATTCTCTGACACTTGCATATTTGTTATGTTTTTATTTTGTGACAATACAACACCTCTATCTTGACCTATGCTTTCTTTTATACCAAATGTAAAATTATCCCTGTACCAATGTCCTCCATATTTATCTGTGCTAATAAACCATTCATATATTTCAAACAACGATTTCCTTATTCCTCTTGTGCTTATTATCTTTGTTATATCGCTTATAGTTGTAAAAGGGCTTTCTATATCTGTAGCACTATTAAAATGTTCCAAAGCATCATTACAATTTTTATCAACTGCATTTGCATCAGTAATAATGTAATTCTTACTATCATAAGTTAAATGCCATGCTGTGCTTTCTACTCTATTATTTTTTACAATTGTATTTTTACATCTAAATCCCTGTACACCCCACGGTGTTGGGATTCTGATAATCATACCTTCCTGGTAATAAATTAAATTTTCAATTGTGTCTACTAATTCTACATAATAATCTCCATTGTCTTTTTTTGTTATTTCTGCTATTAATGGATGGATTATTTTTATTCCATTTGTTGCAAATGTTTTTTCATTGCTTTCATAAACTTTTATCATTATAACCACCTACTATTAGGTTCTATCTCTAGACTTTCAATTGTACCTTCCCAGCTTATAGTGTTTTCTCCGGGATTAAAAAAAGGAAATTCTCCTGACATATTTCTGTTTTTTAATGATTCCCCTATGTAAGCATCTTGCTTCTCGCTATCAATAATTACTTGGGTTTCTCCTTCAGGAAATGTATAACTAAATAATTTGTTATTATTTATTATTAATTCAACTGTTCCACTTCCAGTTATAGTTATTCTTGGTTTACTATTTTCTAGTCCACTATTAATGACTATTCCTTCTTCTGTTATCACGGTTGTTCCTTCATTTAATTTATATTTAAATGGTTGCACTCTAAATTTTACTGTAGCAGTTTTAAATCTTAATAATTTTGAATAATCTATCTTTTCTATTATTCTTGCTTTATAAAATTTATCTGGTTCATTACTAAATACAATTTGACCTTCTCCTGTGAAATATTTCAACACTTTATCAATATCATAGTTATATGATAATCCTATTAAAATTTGTTTATCGTAGCTTTCGTATCCCAATTCTTCTATTATGGAACCATCGACACCATCTACTACTGTTTCTTGCACTCTCATTTTAGGCTTTGTTATAGGTGGTAATTCACTTATGATTAATCCTTTTATAGTTTCGCTATTAATGCCCTTCCATATAATATTACTCATTAGTTATACACCACCTTTTCCATTGTATCTGATACAAAAGCACCTAGCTCTCTGTCATTCATGACTATTTTGACTTCTTTTAACGCTTCTTTAAATGCATCTACTAAAATATCTTTATTTTGTGTTCCTTCTATATTTTCAGGAGCACTAATATTTGTATTTAATCCTAAATCAAAATCAGTAGGAATTGCATCTTCTATGTCTGACATTACATTGTCCATTTCATCTGTAAATCCTTCTCCTATACCTAGAGCTAAATTTGTTCCTATCTCATCTCTAAATAATGTTGATGGAGATTTGATTCCAAATAGTTTCTTGATGAAACTTGTAACATTTCCAACTAATGACTTTATTTTGTTTTTTAGCCAATCTAATGTATTACTCATCCCATTCCATAAGCCTTCTAACAAATTCTTTCCAATATTTTTAAAATCATTCCATCCTTCTTTAAATGCATTTAACATTGATTTTAATATTTGAGGGATTCTGCTCAACATTTCAGGAACATATTTTATAAGTCCATTAGCTAATGCCTGCATTATTCTTAATGATGCACTTAATAATTGTGGTGATAATTGAATTAATGTGTTTGTTAATTTAATTATTATTTCTGGTAATCTAGAAATCAATTCTGGAAGAGCATTCATAATTCCTTCTATTAATGCTACTAATAATTGAATTCCACATTCTATAATTACATCTATGTTATCAAGTAAGATATTTACCATATCCATTATTACTCTTACCATCATCGGTATTAGTTCTGGTAAGGTTTGTGATATTCCTTTAATTAATTCTACTAATATCGTTACTCCAGTTTCTAAAATCATTGGCAAATTATCTGTAATAAATTTTACTAAACTTGTTATAACTTCTACTACTACAGGTACTAATTCTGGAATCATAAATTTTATACCATCTAGGATTTTTTGTAGAATAGTCATTCCAGATTTTATAAACGTTGGCATATTATCCATTAACATCATTGGCAACTTCATTACCAATTCTACAATTCCTTCTACTATAACTCCCACTCTGGGTATTATATTTTCTCCAACCGTTAATACACTTTCTACAAAATAATAAATTAGATTTTCTAAATCTACTTCATCCTGCGCTAATCCTGTTAACAAATTTTTCCATGCTGAACTCATTGATGCTATAGATCCTGATATTGTTTGTGTGGCTTCTTTTGCTGTAGTTCCAGCTATTCCCATACTTTCTTGCATAACGCTTATTGCATTTACAATATTTCCAAAAGACATACTACTTGCATCTACCTCTATACCAAGTTCTTTTTGTACTTCTTTCATTTTGGATGCATCAGCTATTAATCTTGCCATTTCTGTTTTAGTACCACCGTATCCAAGTTTTAAGTTATCTAACATTGTGTAATTTTGTTTTGCAAATCCCTGGTAAGCACTCTGTATCATAGCTATATCTGTACCCATTTTATTAGCATTATCTGACATATCTATAATTGCTCTATTAGCTACTTCTGTGGCTTCAAAAGAATCTTGTTCTAATGATTGTAACAATGATGCACTAAATGATGTGACTGTGGACATGTACTCATTGGCGCTTAATCCTGCTGTTTTGTATGCTTGATTTGCATATCCTAACACTTCATTTATTGAGCTATTCATTAATTCTGTGTCTGCTTTTACTTCTTCTATACTTAATCCATAAACTTTGGCATACTCTTGTATTTCTTTATCGCTTAATGCAAATAAAGTTTCAACACCTCCTACCAATTGTTCAAAGTCAGCATAACTTGATAATGCTTCTTTTCCTAGATTGACTATTCCTTTAGCTATAGTTCCCATTGCACTTGCTAATCCTTTTACTCCAGCTATAATGGCTTCACTTGTTAAATTAGCTTTTATAATATCTCCAAGCTTTAATGTTTCTGAGCCAGCTTCTTTTTCAGATTGTGTAAATCCATCTATTTCTTTTGTGGCTTTCGACATTCTGGTTTCATTTTCCTTAATATTTTCACTTAGATTCTTTATTTCAACTTTTAAATTTTTGGCTTCTGTTGAATTTTTTCCCTGTTCTAATACAACTGAAGCATATTTTTCTCTTAGTGTGGATAATTTATTCTTTTGGTCTTCTATCACATCATTCATTTTTTGATAAGCACTTCTATTGTCTTCTAATTCTTTTTTGTTATCATTTAATTCTGATGTTAACTTATTAACTTCTGCTTGAGCTAAATTCATTTCTTTTTGATACTTATTTATTGTTATTTTATTTTTTTCTTATTGTGATTCTGCTCTTGCTAATTCTGTTGATAAGTTGTTAACTACTTTTTCTTGAGCTTTTATTTCTTCAGAGGTTGAAGAGGTACTTTTTTTTAATTCTTCTAATTTTTTGTTTTCTTTTTCTAGATTTAACATCATATCCATCATTGCTACTGCATTTTTATCTTGTTGCTTATTAAAATCTTCTAGTGCCGATTTATATGTTGTTATCTTTTTATTTCCTTCTTCTATTTCCTTATTAAGAATGTTATTACGAGAAGTTATGGCTTGAACTGATTTATCATTCTTATCATATTGACTTGAAACAACTTTCATTTCACTAGCCATAACAGTTAGATTACTCGTA